TAGATAATACACCAAGTGACAAACAGATATTTAACTTACGTAATTTATGTGTAAATGTTTTACAGCCAGTAAGAGATTATTTTATGAAACCTATGATTGTTAGTTCTGGGTTCAGGTGTGCAGAACTTAATCTGAAGATCGGCGGAAGTATTAAGTCGCAGCATGTGCAAGGTCAAGCGGCGGACATCGAAGTTTTAGAAGTAGGTAACTTAGAGCTAAGTGATTGGATACATACTAATTTAAAGTATGATCAATTAATATTAGAGTTTCACAATCCAGAAAAAGATCCTCACTCTGGATGGGTACACGTTTCTTACAGCACTGATGAAAATAGATATGAATATAAAGAAGCTTATAAAAATAAAGAGGGTCAGACAAGGTATAGGTTAAGATAATGGCAATAGGTAGAGGTAGTATGAGGCAACAAATAACTAAAGGCCCTCAAAAAAGAAAATTTATAAAAAAGAAAAGAGTAAGAATAGTACAAGGTAACAAAAACAAATCTAAGAGCAGGTTATTTACATGATGCTGTTATTAATTTATTATTATATAAGGAGGTCTTATGACAAAATTATGTCCAAGAGGTAAAGCAGCTGCTAAAAGAAAATTTAAGGTTTATCCCAGTGCATATGCTAATGCGTATGCTTCAAAAATATGTGCAGGTAAAGCAAAAGATGACAGAGGTGTAAGAAGAAAAGATTTTAAAGGACCAAAACCATCTGGTGGAGGTGGCACTGGTGCTGCTGCAAGAAAAATTAGAAAAGCTAGTAGTGGAGGTGATATTAAAGTATCAAAACTAGGATCAGATATTGATCCAATGCTTATGCTTAAAAAAAGATTAGATAAAGCAATACCCCCTCTTACTAAAAAAGAAAAAATTAAACTTAAAGCTTTGGACATTAAAGACAAAGCTAAAAAAGTTATTAAGTACGGTGGGTACAGAAACCCTAAAAAAAAATCAACAGGAGGCAAAGTGAAAGTATATAAAGCAGGAAAAGGGATGTTATTGCCTATGTTTGGCTTAGCAGGTATGGCTAAATACATGTCAATGAACAGAAAAAAAAGTGGCACAGTTGCGCCAAACAAAGGTGTAGTTAATCCTGTAACAGGTAAAGGTATGGATCAAACTAATACTGGTAATGTAGAAGAGTTTGGTAAACAAGCAGTAAATACGATGTTAAAAAATAAAATGGGTGCTAGAAAAGGTGGTATGAAAGTACAAAAAGCTGGACTTGGACTTATGCTATTAATGAACCAAATGAAAAAAGAAGGTAAAAGAAAAGGCAGAAGACAAGCCGAAGAAGGTATGATGCAAAATAAACAATACCAAGACTTTTTAGCTTCACAAAATAAACCTAATACAACTAATATGAGTATGGGTGGTATGGTGCCTACAGCAACAGGATCTTATATTAAACAAGATATTGACGGAGATGAAAGTTTTACTAACCCATCTACACAAGAGTATTATAAGGATTTATTGGATTAATGTCTGGTTTAGACAAATGGTTCAAGCAAAAATGGGTTGATATTGGAAGTAAAAGAGCTGATGGTTCATTTGCACCATGTGGTAGAAGTAAACAAAAAGCAGATGCAAAAAGAAAATACCCTAAGTGTGTTCCTTTAGCAAAAGCTAGAAGAATGTCCGAGGGTCAAAGAAAAAGTGCGGTTAAAAGAAAAAGATCAAAAGCTCAAGGAGTTGGTGGTAAACCAACAAACGTGAGCACGTTTACAAAGAAATACTATGGTGGTATGATAGACATAACTTAGGAGAATAAAATGGGCATAGAGAGAATACCTTTAGAAGAACTAGAAAAAATGAAGAAAAAAAGAATTAAGAATTTAAGAAAAAAAGGCAGAGCTGGACAACATGAAGATTTTTTGTATGAGCAACCAGTCACAAAAGCAGAGAAAAAAAGATACAAAGCTGCTGTAAAAATGGGTGATACAGAATATAAATTAGGAACTACAGGTTATCCAAAACCAAAAGGTCCAAAACCTGAAGCAAAACCATTTAAAAAATCTGATGGTGGTATATTAGAAAAATTTAAAGCATTTTTAGCATCTGGCGAAAAACCAAAAGGACAAATAGGTAAAGGTAGTGCTGATACAATTACAGGTAAGATAAGAGTAAGAAAATCTGTAAAAGAAAAAGAAGCTGAAGCTAGAAAAAAAGGTCAGGTAAAAAAAGTATCTAACCAGAAATCACAAAGATATTCTGATTATGTGAAAAAAAGTGATGTTAAAAAAGGACAAGTTTTTACAGAAGAACCTAGAACTATAGCTGAAGCTAAAAAAAGAAGCTCTAAAACATTTGTCAATAAGAAAGGAAAAACACTTGCAGCTGTAACAAAAGAAGATTTAGCAAAATCAGGTCTTACTTTAAGACAATATTTAAATAAACAACAAGGCAAGACTGCTAGGGGTTCTGGTAAAAAAGTTAAGAAAAAAATAAATAGACCAGAAAAAAAAGATTTTAAATTTAATTTACCTCCATATAACACTATAGGTTTTTTTGATGAAGGTGGTATGGGTAAACTAAAACCTGTTCCAGCTGGTAAAAAAGGTAAAGGTTTAAGAAAACTACCCAAACCTGTAAGAAACAAAATGGGTTATATGTCAGGTGGTGGTGTAGCTAACGGTTATGGTAGGGCTGCAATGAGACCTGGTAAAGACCCAAGAACTATATCTAAAACCTAATGCCTAAAAAAAATAAAAACTTAAAAGTTTATACATCCTTGAGTGGTGTTATGGGATATAATCCTATGAAAGCTATAGAAGAGATGCAAGCAGATTTAAAAGGTAAAGGTACAAGAAAAAGCAAAAGTAAAGTAAGACTTGTGAAAAAAACAGAGGGCGGTATGGCCTCTGTAAATGACTATATGAGAGATTTGTTATGAGTGATAGAATAAGTAGATTATTATTACCTGGTGATGAAGATGCTTTTGAATATGAAACTAGAAAAAAAGGTATAGGTATAGTTCCAGAAGCTAAAGCTGCAAAAAGTAAACTAACAGGTGAAGAAACAAAAAAAGTAGGACTAGGTATAGAAACTAAATTTGGTGATATATCTACTTCAGCTACAAAATCAAAAGATAGATATGGTGAAAAAAAACAAAAAAGTCTTGATTACAAATTTGCAAGAAGATTTGGAAAAGGTAAAAGGAGCAAAGCTGAACTATATGCTAAAAAATCTATGGGTTCTTACTATGGAGACAAATTAGACAATTATGAAATTGGTGGTAAATTAAGGTATGAGATTGGAGGAAGGTCTACAGGTGGACTTATGACTTCTAGAGGTGGTAGAGCGGCAATTAGAGGAATAAAATTTACAGGTGTTAAATAATGGCGACATCAGGGACAACTACTTTTGATCTTAATATAGATGATATTATACAAGAAGCTTATGAAAGATGTGGTGTAAGAACTAACTCTGGCTACGACTTAAAATCTGCAAGAAGAAGCTTAAATATACTTTTTTCTGAATGGGGAAACAGAGGTGTGCATTTATGGAAAGTAGAGTTGAAAGCACAAGTTTTAACAGCAGGTACAGCTACATATGACGCTCCTGCTAATGCAAACGATATTTTAGAGGCTTACATTTCTACAACTACAACACAAACTGCTAATACTAATGACGTATCTTTAACAAAAATTAGTAGAAGCGAATATGCTGCTTTACCTAATAAAGGTTCAACAGGACAACCAAGTCAATATTATATTGACAGACAAACTACTCCAAAAATAACTTTGTATCAAACTCCTGATGCTTCTACTTATACATGTGTCAAATATTATTATTTAAAAAGAATTGAAGATGCTGGTGCATATACTAATCAGGCAGATGTAGTATTTAGATTTATACCCTGTATGGTTGCAGGTCTTGCATATTATTTATCTATGAAAAGAAGTCCACAATTAGTGCAACAAAATAAATTATTATACGAAGATGAATTAAATAGAGCACTAACTGAAGACGGACAAAGAACTTCTGTTTATATTGCTCCTCAATCTTTCTTTCCACAAGGTGCATAATGGCATATGCAAAAGGAAAACATGCAAAAGCAATATCTGATAGATCAGGTATGGCTTTTCCATATAATGAAATGGTAAAAGAGTGGAATGGATCTTTTGTACATAAATCAGAGTTTGAACCTAAACATCCACAAATAAGAAGAAAACATATTAAAGCTGATGCTATAGCTTTAGCTAATGCTAGACCTAGACCTAAAGACGATAACCAAGATTTTCTTTTGTATATTAGTAATGGTTTTTTTGCTGAAACAGGAGATTCAGGAATAA